GTCAAGCCGTTGGAGGACTGGTTGCTTCAGCCTGATGTCTTTGCCTGCTGGGAGAATGAGATTGCAAGGCCAGGACTCATCGCAAACGGTATCGTAGGAGCAGCACCACAGCATCCGTTGATCGGTCAGATCATTCAAGACTTGCTGGATGACAAGCCAGAGGGCAGAATGGCATGGCAGTTCACGGGGCCAGCAAGACTCACAGAGACAATCCACAGGCACAAGTACCGTGACATCACGATCTATCCATCGCATTATTTCCTTCCAGATCACTTTGCTGGCTCAAGCTATCAAGGCAAAGGTCAGGTATTTGCGAAACAGGGATGGCAAAGCACCAGGAGGGCCGGGTGAATATTTTGGTCACATCGGCTATCAACAACGATCCGAGAAGGATTCAGGAGCTTCTAAAGACGTTTGAGAGCGTCTGGAGCCGTTACCCGCTGTCTACCATCCACCTATCAGAAACATCGCGCATAAAGCCTTCTGATGGCTTCCTGAGCCACATCCCCAAGCGTGTTGACGTTGTCGGGTTCTGGGGTGCTGAATGGATCGACAGAGCGCACGATACAGGGCTACCGATAGGGTTTGTGCAGAATGCAATTGAGATTGCTGCGTTGCAATGCATGATGCAGGCTCCGTACTGGTATGACAGGACTTACAAGCTGTCTGGTCGGTATCAGCTAACGGATGACTTCAATCCAGAGTCTCACGATCCGGAAAAGTTTACGTTCAGAGCGCCATTGCGAACTGGATTCAGTTTGGATCAAGTTGGGACGGATGGAATGCTGATGACACGGCTATTCGGATTCCCGACAAAGAAGGTTGTCGATTTGCATGACATCTTAGAAAAGATCGAGCGAGAGCATTGGCAAAGGTGGTTGGCTGGCAAGGTGTACGATATCGAACACGGTTTGCATGCTCATTTAGACCATGAAATGTGCCAGTTTGTTGATAAAATTGGTGTAATTGGTAGGATAGGACACTCGGAACACATCGTAGAGGATTGATATGCCGATCACGAGCAAGCAGCAGCAGCGTCTCATGTATGCAGCAGCAGGTAGCAAGAAGGTTGCAAAAGAGACTGGAGTTCCGCAGAAGGTTGCTAAGGAAATGATCGAGGCAACCCCAGCAAAGGCATACAAAAAGATGCCTGCTCGTAAAGGAAAGATGTGAAGAAGGCAATTTGGGACAAGCCTCGTCCGAAAAGTCTAGGCAAACCTGACCCTCTTTCCAAAGGTGAGAAGCGATCAGCAAAAGCAATGGCTAAGGCTGCTGGCAGACCTTACCCAAACATGGTCGATAACATGAGAGCGGCGAGGAAGAAGTGATGGAATGCCCTATTTCCACTCAAGACTCAAAGGTCAATGACCGGAACAAGGCCGAGGCCGAGTCCAAAGCTAGATACATGGAAGCAGAGGACGAAGAGTATTCATGCGGCAAGTGTGCAAGATTCATCCAGACACCAGAGATGATTGAGTGCATGGTTGCTGGTCTGCCGGAGGATATGCAGGAGATCGTTGACGACGACGACATTGGTTATTGCGCTCGTTGGGATTTCCGCTGTACAGAGGAGTACACCTGTGATCGGTGGCTGTCTGGTGGCCCTGTAAAGGGCATGACCGAGAAGCACAAGATCATGCTCAAGATGGCTAAACTAATGGAGGAAGATTGATGGGTACGACCAATCAGCCGAATTACAAAAAGAAGCCGAAACCGGCTAAGAACAACGCTCCTAAGTTGCCGAAGAAATGATCAAGCGCGGCAGCGAAACTTTTGCTGGCTACAACAAGCCTAAACGGACTCCTGGTCATCCTACGAAGTCTCACGCTGTGTTGGCTAAATCGGGTGAAGAGGTCAAGCTCATTCGGTTTGGTCAACAAGGTGTGTCAGGTAGTCCAAAGCGAGAAGGTGAATCGGACGCTGACAGAAAGCGCCGGGAGTCATTCAAAGCGCGTCATGCTCAGAACATCGACAAAGGCAAGATGAGCGCGGCATACTGGGCAAACAAGGTCAAATGGTGACGTATGGACATGAGCCAACTACTTCGTGCATTGGGTCTGCAACAGGCGTATCAAGCCTATCAGCAGAATATCGGTGAGCCGTTTGCGGCGGTGGTTGGTGGTGCTGGTCGCGGTTATCTTGGGCTAGACAAACCGGAGTATGGTGGTCTGCTTTCGGATGAGGCTTACAAGACAGGTCAGGCAATGGGTTATATGCCTGCTATAGGTGCTCCTGCTGGAGCGTTCAAGGCTGCTGCACAGGCTTCTGGGTTGCTATCGGATGCTGCACAGTTTTTGCGGAATCTCAACCCAGAGCAGATGGGGTTGCTTGGGGTGGCTGCATCAAAAGGAATTAAAGGAAAGATTGATGATGTAATTGAAAATATTGATTATATTGAATATAAAAACCCTCGCGCATTAGTCCCTCCTCATGAAGTAAGAGATACTGAAAAGCTAAAAAAATTGACAGAATCTATGGAAAATGAGGGTTGGGTTGGCCGTCCTGTATTAGTCTATGATATAGGCAGAGGGCCAGAAGCGTTGACCGGAAGTCACCGAATTGCTGCTGCAAGAAATGCTGGGCTTGAAGAGATACCCGTTGTTATGGTTGATCCTGCAATAGGAAATTATCTTGATAAAACGGGGCGATCTATTGTTGACGTTTCATATGAAGAATCAAAAAACATAGCAAAATATTTGTCGAAGTTTGGTGACGAAAATGCAGCTTTGTTAATGAAATTAGAAGATTATTTCGATAAAAGATGAATTGCTAAAATTGATAGCAGATCACAATCCGTTCTGGCATTGCGTGATAGATGACTTCTTCACCAGACCAGACGACATTGCAGCAGAGTTTCCAGCACAGGATGATCCCTGTTGGTTCCGCTACGACAATCCGTTAGAGATCAAGCAGACTTGCAATGACTGGCATAGATTCGGGCCAGCATTGTACGAGACGTTTCACCATCTGCTGAGTCCGCAATTCACGGAGTTTCTGGAGCGATACGTTGATTGCGAACTCACTCCAGACTTAGGTTTGCATGGTGGTGGATTGCATCAGCATGGCAGGGGAGGAAAGCTCAATGTTCACCTCGATTACAACATCCATCCGAAGCTACATCTTCAGCGCCGTCTTAACCTTATCGTCTACCTTACTCCTGATTGGCAACCGGAATGGGGTGGCGGGTTGGGTTTGTACAAGGACAGCAAGACTCTTGTTAAGACCATTGACCCACTCTTCAACCGGGCGGTGATATTCGACACTCGTGGAAGTTGGCATGGGTTGCCAGATGCGATAAAATGTCCACCTGGGGTAACACGAAACAGTATCGCTGTTTACTATTTGTGCGAACCCGGAGTGACTGACAACAGGACGAGAGCATTGTTCGCTCCGACTGAGAGTCAGGAGAAAGATCAAAGCGTAATAGAGTTTATCAACAAACGGTGTAGATAGTATCAACCGATGACCCGATAGGAGTCGGTAATGGTCAGCAAAGTACAGAAAGAAAATCTCACAAACATGGGCAGGGGTAGGCCTAAAGGCACACCCAACAAGATGACCATGCAAGCAAAGGAAGCGATCAGCTACGCAGCAGAAGGTCTGGGTGGTGCTGAAAGGCTTGTGGAGTGGGCAAAGGAAGATCCGCAGAACGAGAAAGTATTCTGGGCGCAGATTTATCCTAAGTTGCTACCGCTGCAAGTGACTGGCAACAACGGTGGCCCGATCCAAACTCAGACTGTTCTGGAGATCGTCGGAATTGCGAACCAGAGTCGAGATTCCGAGTAAGCTCCTGCCACTCTTCCAACCGAAGCGATACAAGATCCTTCATGGTGGACGGGGTTCAGGCAAGTCATGGTCTGCTGCTCGCGCATTGGTAGCGATAGGTGCATCCAAGCCGATCAGGGTTCTGTGCGCTAGGGAGACCCAGAAGAGCATCCAAGAGTCAGTCCATAGGCTGCTGAAGGATCAGATCGACCTGCTGAACCTGCATGAGTTTTACGAGGTTCAAGAGACAAAGATCCTCGGCAGGAACGGCACAGAGTTCACGTTCGCAGGGATCAGACAGCAGGGTGTTGCAAACCTGAAGTCCTACGAAGGCACAGACATTTGCTGGGTTGAAGAGGCTCAGGTTGTCACTAAGCGATCATGGGACATTCTGATTCCAACGATCCGCAAGCCAGGATCAGAGATCTGGGTGAGCTTCAATCCGGAACTTGATACGGATGAGACCTTCACAAGGTTCGTGACCAGTCCACCGGCGGAGAGTTGGGTCTGTGAGATCAACTGGTCTGATAACCCTTGGTTCCCGATTGAACTCGACAAAGAGCGCAGAGACTGGCTAGACAGAGATCCGACGGGGTATCTGACAACCTGGGAAGGTCGGTGTCGTCCTGCTGTTGAAGGTGCTATCTATGCAAGTGAGATGGAATCCATCCAGCGAGAGGGTCGCATCAGGAATGTGCCTGTTGATCCTTTGCTGAAGGTTCATACAGTCTGGGACTTGGGATGGAATGACAGTATGTCCATCATCTGCGTTCAGAAGGTTGCCTCAGAGATCAGGGTGGTTGACTACATCGAGGACAGCCACAGGACGATTGACTCATACGTCATGCAGCTACAGGAACGAAAGTGGAATTGGGGTACTGATTTCATTCCGCACGATGGAGCGCACAGAGACTTCAAGTCAGGCAAATCCACACAGGAGATGCTGCAAAGCCTTGGAAGGTCTGTAGAGGTCTTGGCAAGGGGTAATCCGGAAGAAGGTATCAGGCTGGCAAGGCAAGTGTTTCCTAGAGCGTATTTCGATGCTGAACGGTGCATGGATCTTGTTAACCACCTGAAGCGGTATCGCAGAGCAGTCAATCAGGTGACGAACGAACCGGGTGCGCCATTGCATGACGAGCATAGTCACGCAGCGGATGCGTGGAGGTATTTGGCTCAATCGTTGGACATGATGTCGAATGACGACTGGGGTAAACCATTGAAAAATAATACGAGGTGG